TATCACATCAGAAGACAATACAGTGTTCCGTTCAATGACCGGATACAGTGCAGAGCAGAAAGTAACCATCATGAGAAACATCCTCACTCACAGACTCGGACTGTTCGGAGACGAATTCAAAACCTGCAGACTGTGGATGATGAAGAGCTTGAAAGACGCAGCTGGAATGACTTCCAGAGCAGCTTAATAAATTGCTGACCTATCGGCATAACGGGGAGATTGGAGATAAGAATATGAGTAAATTGTATATCGCATACGGAAGTAATTTGAATGTGGACCAAATGTCACGCAGATGCCCTACCGCAAGAATTTACGGTACCGGCTATTTGAACAACTGGGAGCTGATTTACCGGGGAAGCAAGACCGGTGCATACGCTTCCATTCGCAGAAAGAAAGGCTCCATGGTACCTATTGTAGTGTGGAAAATCGAAAAAGAAGATGAGAGAAATCTCGATATTTATGAGGGTTATCCGACCTTTTACTTCAAGCAGTCCGTTATGGCCTCTCTGCCACAAGGAAAGAAGAAAGCCATGGTTTACATCATGGATACCCGAAGACTGCCCGGAAGACCAAGTCAGAGGTATATAGACACTATCCACGAGGGTTATATTGATAATGATTTGGATTTGGATTATTTGGAGGAATCTCTCCTGTTGAATGAGGCAGAACTCAAAAAGGCGCCCAGCTTCCGCTGGAACGCCGCTTTGAGATAAATAGATGTTGCAGCACCTACTTATCAGTCTTGGCGGATCCGTTAATGGTATGTACAATGCGAGGTTCATCATCCGGCACACGGACTATCAGCTCGTCGAGTTCGCAATCAAGTGCTTCGCAGATAAGGTCCAGGTGGTCTAAATTTACCCTATCCACCAACTCATGGTACAACTCACTGATTGTCGTAGGTCGTATGCCAGTTTTCCGAGCCAAATCGGCTTGTGTCCACTTTCGGTCGCCAAGACGTGAAGAAAGTAAAATTCTAATCATACGTCATTGCTCCTTCCGTTATAATCTACCACTATTTTGAGGTAAATAATGGTATTTGTTAGATTATCACGAAGTTCGTTATATCTTCCATTTAGCAGAAGTGGACAATGGCGTATGATTTCTTACAACATTTCTGTACTATTCTCAAAGCTTCTCTACGTAATCCAAAGAAATCCAACCAGCTCCAGACTTCAGCTTGCCCCATTTAGAGGCGCCCTTTCCGTCCCGTTCTTCAACGATTGAATAAACTCCAACAGGACATTTCTGTACCACGGCATACTCCGTGCCGGCTCCTGTTCTGATGTTTAGATCCGCTATAGAAACTCTGACCTTATAAGGCAATTCGTTCTTTTCCGGAATAGACTCCGATACACTATTATGAATTGTGCAGTATTCCGGATTCTCTAAATAAATCCAACCAGCTCCAGACTTCAGCTTGCCCCAGCCATTCTTTACTTCAACAATCGTAAAAGAGCCAACACCGGTTTGTCCAAGTACCGCACCATTCATAGAAGGCTCGCTTCTGTAGTTAAGGTCCGGGATAATTACTCTTACACTGAACGGAGCATTAGGAATGGTATTCTCCACTTCCTCGGTATCTTTCTTTTCATCTTCTTTTGCATCATCCAAACGAACCTCTTTTCCGAGCAGATAGCTAGCAATGCATTCAGCTTCGGCTCTGGCCAGCCTGTCAAGATTTGCATCATTCAAGAGCCATGCTACGGTTGCTGAATTCGTATGGAAAGAATGCTCCAAAATAAGTCCAGGAACATTTACCGAACGAGCTGCATGAAGAACGCCATAGTAATTATCATTCATCATTCCATCCCCGTTTCTATCGTTTCCTGACTTTCTTGTAACCACTCTGTACCCCTGCTTAGTGCCCATAACATTAGCAATAACAGGTGCAATTTTGCATGCAATCTCTTTGCTGATATCGTCGCATTTAACGGTAATATCGTCCACCAAATGGTAGATAGCTGCGTAATCAATAGCTTCATTCATGCCGCTTCCTACAGCATTTGAATGATCAGAAATGAACAAATCACAACCTTTCGCCATGATTCCTCTGGTATTCAGAGCCAAATCTTTATCCTTATTTGCTCTGGTTGTAATTACTTCAATTCCAAGTGCCTCAAGGTATCGTTTCTGTAAAAGGTGCAATTTCCACACCATGTCACTCTCGTAATATGCTGAATTATTAGGGCATCTGTTATACTTTCCATAGTGCCCTGCGTCGATACATACTCTTTTTGCCATTGCATTATCCTCCTCAATTATATCATATTGCGCAAGATTGAATCTCTCGATGATACTGCATACCTTATCCACATACTTGGTATCAGTAGCGTATCCTCCATCCTTGATAATCTGGACGGCTTTTCTATAATCCTTTTCGCCCTTCAAACCAGCGTATCTCAACTTGGTGCCTTTCATAGCTCCATTAAGATAGCAGGAATGGTCTTTGACGCTTGTTTCCATATCCGGATACATTCTGAAATCTGCTTCGACCTCATATTCATTCCCGGCTTTATCCTGTTCTTTTGTTCTCTTGGTGTATTTTGAGGTTTTATCCCATACACTTTCCCATGTGTTTCCACTGAGTTCACATTTCATGCCGAAGTAATTTGAAGCATTGATTGCTAATTCCGTAGTGCCATATCCAGATTCCAAAATACCTTGTGCTATAGTCACAGAGGCGAGAATTCCACTCGCCTCCATGTCTTTAACTGCACAGGCGCTTATCTTTTGGATAAATTCCTGTTCGCTCATAATTAGACCTCCGATTTGTAAAATCTCTTCCAAATTTCAAGCAAATAATCCCAGCCTTTACAACAAATAATAGCGACGATAAATGCCGCAAACACAACGGCCACCAAGTAATACCACACGAACGCAATGCCAGCATAAGAGATGTAGGCAAAGAATGCGATTACGCAGATAAGAATGGATAGCACCAAAACCTGTAAAGCTGTAGGGATTTTCTTTAAGAATCCAATTTCCTTTGTAAACTCTGTAATTACAGAGATGAGTGTGCAGATAATTGCAACCACAATAAGTAACTGAGATACATTTGATAAAATAATTTCCATGTTAAAAATCCTCCTATTCAAGTTCGTTTTCCACTATAATTTCTCTATCGAGAGCTTTTCTCTCCTTCTCGGCTTTTTGGTATTCTTCAAAAGCTCTTTCGAGATCGCCATTGTGCTCCCCGGTTACAATTGCTTTATGAATCCAAAAAAATAGACGACCCTCGCAATGCTGCAATTTGTCGTCTACAATCATCCGTTTTATCTTTTGGTCCCTCTTCTGATTTTCCTCAGCTTCTCTTTTGCCAAGTTTGTTTTCGATGTATCTGCGAATAAAGAAAAAGAGCAATCCTGTGATACCAGAACCGCCCACAATCGCTCCCACTACTCCAGACACCACCAAAATCTGGATTTCATCTGCACTAATTGTTCTCACCTCCTGTTGCCATTGCGTCTGCCAATCTGTCGAGACTTCCTTGCCCGCCCAGAAGCCAGTCTGCAATATGTTTGATAATTTTGAACATGAGTTTTCACCTCCTTGCATATAGGATTAAAAAAAAGAGCCTTTCGGCTCTATTCTCTCATTGTTCTGTATTCCTCCAAGTTGTCGTTCAGTGCTTTCATTTCTCTTTGTAAGCTCTCCGACACCTCGAAAAAGCCATTCGCATTACGCAAATGCTTTAGCTCTGTTGCGTATGCATTCAGCAAACGCCCCATTTTCGATATGACCTCGTCCTGTTTCTCGACCATATCCATATACAGCTCCAATAGTTCCAGTGTATTATCTCCCATGACTTACTCCTTATTGTGTGTTAATACGAAATCCTCCCACAGCTTTTCCTCGAACCGCTTATTATCTGCGTGCTTCAACATGGCTTTATAGCTCTGGACGGTTTCGTTTGCTTTTGCAAAATCAATTTCATAGTTGTTGTATTTTTCGGCCACCTTTTTCAACTTCCGCTTAATCCGGAGAGTTGTCTGTTTCCGTAGGTTTACATGGTCCGGGAATATGTTATATCCTACGAATTCGCAACCACAATTTACAGGACGGAGTGCTGTTTTCTCATTGAACTGAAGCTTTAACTTTGTCTGCAGAAACTCCTCCAGCTGACTTCTATACTCTTTCAGCTTATCCTTATCGGTATGCATGATAATGATATCATCCATATACCGGATGTACTTTTTTATTCCCAATGTCCGCTTGGCGTATTGGTCCAACGGATCCAAATACATATTTCCAAGCATGTGCGACAGACCGCCGCCGATAGGGATTCCGCACTCCCACAACATCTCTTCCTGAGTAATTGTCAAGTGGTTCCCATCCAAGGGCATCCCAAAGGGCCGGCTATTGCTACACACATAATACCTTATCAATTCGACAGTGTATTTATCCGCTATCATCTTACTGCAGATATCCATCATAATCTCGTGATCAATCCGGTAGAAGAACTTTCTCACATCAAATTTATAATAGTACCATTTTTGATTCGTTCTGGTTTGAATTTGAAACCAGCTGTAGAGTCGCTGCATCGCCTTTAGCTGCCCTCTTTCCATTATGCAGGAATAAGTATCGGAAATCAGCTTTTTGCAAATCAGAGGGTTTATAACATCGTAGATTGCTCTCTGAATAATCTTGCTTACATAGTCAATGTAAATTACTATTCTTACCTTTGGTTCGAATACCAAAAAGGTGGAATAATGAGTCGGCGGCAAATCGAGCCGCTTTAATCGTTGATGGATTGTTACGATATTATCCTCAAAATTCTTGTGGAAGACCAAGACTTCCGTGGTGTATCTCTTACCCTTGGAAGTGTTCCTCTCGGCACTTACCAAATTTTCAAAGGATATTATCTGTTCAAATGTGTTTCTCATGGACCGAAAGTCCTCCTTTGCAATACCGATACGAGCCTCGATATCTACCGCCGGTACCGATATTTCTTTTAATTTTTTGCCTACGGCATGGATACGGAACCCTTTACACCCCTGTTCTGGAAGAAAGCCCTTGAGCTTTCAACATCTGACGTTGAGGTAGAGCGGAGCGGAAGCCGATGTTGGCGTTGGCGTTGGAGCGAGGATTGTTGCCGTTGAGGTTGAACAAGCCGGCGTTCGTGCCGTTGTTCCAGTTGCCACCGGAGTAGAACGTATGTCCCGCACCCATTTTATTTCTGAACTGACTTAATCCATCCACCGACCATGCGGCCGATTTCAACCACCTTCTCAGACCATATCTCGTACTTCTTGACCGGAAGAAATCCCAAATTATAGGATAGTCGCAGATAGGCTTTCAGCTTTGTTATTTCCACATCCAATTCTTGCAGGGTTGTCTTTTTATAATACTTCTTGGCACCCTCTATCACTCGCTCCAGGATGAGGTGCATACATCTTTTGATATCCACAACCAAGGCGAATTTTTCCGACTTGGGAAACTGTGCTAAAGCTGTATACCCGTAGGAAATCATCTCAAAGACCTTCTGTTGTATGACCATTTCTTCCATGTTTTATCCTCCTGTACAAAATACAGAGCCAACTATATCACATTCCGTCACATTGTGTGTGTTTTTGTTATATTATCACACCTTCGGTGATTCCAAAAAATGCGTAGAGCCCGCTATCGCGGGCTCTTTCAGAACACAGTTATGCAGAAGGCAGTTTAACAAAAGCGGAGCGGAAGCCGAAGTGGGCGACGGCGTGGGAGCGAGGATAGGAGCCGCTGAGGGCGAACAAGCCGGCGCTCGTGCCGTTGTTCCAGTTGCCACCGGAGTAGAACGACCTCTCGGCAACTCCGTTATTGAAGTAGAAATAATCGCCTTCATAATCAAAAGCAGTATCATCCGGCATAAGAGCAAGAGCCTTTAATACCGCCTGTGCAGCTGCTGATATTGTGGCATCACAAGTAACATTCACAAACAGACAGTTTCTGCTTGTGGAATCAACAGAGCTTGTAATCGTAGTTGAATATGTCCACTTGGAAGAAATGTAATCAAGCTTGACGGAGTTTGCTGTCGTTCCGTTTCCGTTAGGAGTGATGTAATTACCTGTTGTAGCATCAATGGCCATCCACTGAGCACTTGAAGCACTCTGAGAATTGTCGCTGTCAGCGGCATTGTTATTAACGAGTACCTGCACTTCTCCGTAAACAGCTCTGAGGCCGCCCATCCATTCCCATACATTTCCGTTCAAATCCCAAATACCTTCAAGGGTACCATCGTGGGACCACGTCACAGGACCAGAACCGGTTGCAACTCTCTGAATTCTTCCTTCTCCATCTCGAGCCATGGAAGGAATTGCCTTATAGCTATTCTCTCTTGTATCCTTACCGTAATTGTTGTTACCATAAGGCAGCTTACCGTTCTTTTTGCACCAAAGAGCGATAGCAGCCCATTCAGCTCTTGTC